CATTAGCTCCGTCAGCACCTACTGCTGAAATGATTGAAGCTTCTGTTGTTCCAACAATTGTCGTGAAGTCTAATACTCCAGAACCATTAGTCGTAAGAGCTTGTCCTGCGGTTCCATCACCACCAGCTGCTGCTATAAGAGCAGCTGCAGTTACGTCTCCAAGGTTAACGTAGTTAGTTCCATCATTTGTAAAAGTCCACTTATCTGTAGTTTCATTCCAAAGAATAGACACATCTGTTGATGTTCCTCTATTAACTTCTAAGCCAGCATTTAATGCTGGAGAACCAACGACACCAGAGTTTAATGTAACAATATTATCTTCAACATCTAACTGTTCTGTATTAACAGTTGTTACGTTGCCACTAACTGTCAAGTTACCAGTAACAACGAGGTCTTGGCCAATTGTGACATTGGAAGGAAGACCAATTGTTATAGAACCAGCTGAAGCTGATACTTCAACCTCGTTAGCTGTACCAGCAAGTGAAGTAACTACATTAGATGCTAAGTCACTAATCTGCGATGCGTTTATTGAAATTGTTGAATTACTTGCAGCCGTTAAACGTCCTTGAGCATCAACAGTAAAGGTAGCAACAGTGTTTGCATTGCCATATGAACCGCCAGTTACTGCTGTATTGTCAAGATTGATTGTAATCGTATCTGTATTTGAAGTTACCGAGGTAAGACCTGTGCCGCCTAAAATGCTAAGAGTATCTGAACCAGAAGTAATTGTCTTGCTTGTTCCTGAGTCACCAGCAACTTCAAATGCAGTTGCAACGTTTGCAACTAAGTTAGCTGCATAGTTCTGTGCTGCGGTTTGTGCAGATGAAGCTGCACCAAAAGCATCGAAAGTATTAGCCGTTACGGCTATGGTTGGGGTAGAACCTTCTCCAGTGTTATTGGAAAGGGTGATCCCAGTTCCAGCTACTAAACTAGAAACATAATCACCAATAGTATCAGTGCTTAAGTTTACTGCGTCGTTGATCCATACGCTTCCGTTATAACGAAGGAAGTCGCCATTAGCAGGTGTGGTTAGGGTAACATCTGTCTGAGTGGCTAAAGTCGTAGTAATGGTGCTTCCAGCAACTGCTGAATAAACGCCAACTCTTACTGAGTTAGAAGATGGTGCAGCTGAGAAATCAAGAGTAATTGTTCCAGTTGTTGTGGCTTCCCAACGTACATCGATGACTTCATATGGGCTTGCAGCATTGCGCGCAACAACTACAACGTCACGTGTTCCAAGGTTGTGAGTAACAGTAAAGCTAGTGGTAGTGCCATCACCTATAGTTGAAACGCTTACGGTCCCAGCTAAACCAGTGTCTGTACCAGGAGCAAACTTAGTTCCATCAAATTTTAGAACTTGATTGGTAGTGGCTCCATTTGTGTTAATCTCAATTCCGTCAACAAATAAAGTTGAGACATTAGCCTGAGTAGTCTGTATTGTGGATGGAAGACTTAGGGTGTAAACTCCAGAGGTGGCGTTAGCTGTTACCGAGACTTGGTTTGCAGTTCCAACAACGTTGGATATTAAATTAACTCCGTATTACAGCGTTTGCTGTTTTGTTCTTGTAAAAAAGCTTACCATCAACAACGTTGATTGCTAATTCGCCTTCAGCTAGCGTACTTGGTGAAACGCCAGTTTCATCTGATCTCCTGAGTAGAAGTGTATTATTTACCGCAAATTTAGATCCACTATAAGCCATCAGGTGCCTCTTCCTATTTTAAACTAGTTCTTGATATATAGTAATGATATCATAAATATTAAATAGGTCAAAATAAAAAATATTTATTTAGAATAGATGAAATTATCATTAATATGACTAATCGATCTTATTGTATTAGGTCAACATACGGGTAGCCCATAGCTTGAATATAGGCATCATACTGTTCCTTATTTTTAGCGGCAAAAGGACCAAACTCTTTCCCTAAAAGGACATCCCTATAACAAAGCTGGTAGTGATGTAGTAAAGAAGCGTTGTCTGTTTTTGGAACATTATTAATCCAGTCATCCGAACCTAAATTATCTCTATAACCACTTGTTTTATTCAAGTGAAACAATATTGGTTCTTTAATGCAGTACATCCTATAGCCATGAGTCCAAGCTCTGAGTGGAGTGGTATGCTCTTCCCCAAACATGAAAATTCTTGGATCTGGTATAATACTTTTAAAGTAATCAATTGTAGAAAATTGAAATGCCCCACTGACAAAATGAGTTTCTATATATTCCTTATCTTCCCAAAGGTTTTCGGTAAATTCTTCTTTATATGATATTGAGTTATTTTTTGAATGGATATTTGCTATTAGTTCTCTTTTTAAAGCAAATGGGTCATTTTGCATAGAGTCTTGATACGCTTCATTCCCATCTTCATCTTTTTCAAAAAATAATGGTCTAGAACTGATAATCACACCATAGCAAACTTCTTTTGAAATTAAATTATGATAATATTTTAAAGTTTTGTCCCAATCTTTCTTAAATCTCATATGTCCGTCTATTCTCATGACATAGTATTCTTTTTGCAAAAGCCAAGAAGATAAAAGATATCCCATACCAAGACCAAAGGGAAATGGAGTAGTTAGATTAGCAGTTCGTACATTTGGATATTCAGAAAAATCTTCAAAATTATTATCTAATCTTTGGTTGCAAATCCCAATATATATATTATCTGGTTTTTCTGCATTATCATAAACGCTTTTAACGGTGTTTAACAGATCTTCTTCTTGAAAAGCTGGAATAGCTATGAATATTTTTTCATTTACCACAATTACCATTTACCTAATGGACAAGTAGCTCTTTCAAGCTTTACCTTTAGCGACATAATGCATCCGCATTCTTTACATTGCTTCGTAGCTGATATGAATCTATCGCAATCAAGACAAACATCATATCTAGATTTAGCTTCTTCTTCAGAAACTTTTTCTTCATTTGGATTTAATAAATCCCAAGGTCGAGTTACTCCTAGTTTTTCTTTATACTCTTTCCAAGCGCTCATAAAATTATTTATGCTGTTGGTTGAATAAAGTCTATTCCATCATAAATCCAGCCAAGTTGTACCGCGTTAACTTGCTCTTGAGTCATCTCTACAATCGTTGGATTAGATTTCATCCCAGCCATTACTGGGCCTCCACTTCCTGCAATCCCAACTTTACCAGTATATTCTCCATCAACAAGAACAGCAAAAAAAGTAAAATCATTATAGTCAGTAATCTCTGGTATTTCAATTGCCATTAGCATCTCTCCTTTTTGGAAAATTTATATATTTTTATTGTACCACATTTAACTACATGCTGCGCCAACCTGGAAGGGACCCCAAATTACACCTGTTGGACAACTACAACCACTGCAGCCTGCAGGACCGCAGCTGCCATCATATGATGTTCCATATCTCCATCTCCAACCACCCGGTGTACACATCTCTTCGTATACAGCTGTTCCATTACAGTAAGTGCATGGATTGCTAGTAAATGATGGCGGGAAATAAGGCGGGAAATAAGGTGGGAAATACGGTGGGAAGTATGGGGGAAAATATGGCGGAAAGAACGGTGCGTTTCTTTCATAATTTATAGCACTTCCCAAAGGAGCTGTTGATGTGTCTACCAAGCTTGTTCTGACTTGGTTTAATGCGGCAGCATCAGCTGTTGCGGTATCAGTTACTGAACCGACAGTAAAACCAGCAGAAGTTATTACGGTATTAGCTGTTGAATCAGCTGTTCCGAGCTGCTACTGTTGGCTTGTTTTTTTTAGCGGTACCAGATGAAGTTCCGTCTTTGTATAGTCATTTTACGCCGCCAAATCACCTGTTATTAACCACTCATTGTTTCCTATTTTAGTTAGTGTTGCGGTTGAGTATTGTGTACGTGTTTTTAGACCTGGAGTTGAACGAAGAGTTACTCCATCTTGACCTGCAAAAGTAACTTGACCAGCACCATACTGGGTGGCATCGATTCTATCGCCAAGAGTAAATGCTACGTTAGATGCTGTTGGCACTGTAATGGTCATCCCTGTCGCTCCATTTACTTTAATTAACTTAGCTAGGTCTGTTAATTCTAGCACATAAGGAGTCGTTGTAACATCTGAAATTTGAGATCTAAAACCTGCTCTTGGAACACCTTCTTGAAGTATCGATGCAGTTACTGAGTTTGCTGCAACAGTAGCAGCCTCTCCAGTATAGTTGGTTGCAGAAAGTACTTGTGTGCCTGCTATTTTGATAACTTTACCAGAAGCCAAATCTATGTGTTCTGATGAAGTCCAAGATGAAGTTGAGTTCGTCCAACTAATTGATTTATTAGTAGAGCCAATTAAAGTTATTCCGCCACCGTCTGCAGCGGTGTTGGTTGTCACTGAACCCAATACAATATTTTTATCTTCAACCGTTAAAGTTTCGGTGTTTAAAGTTACGGTGTTTCCTTCAACTATTAAATCGCCATTTACTGTTAAATTTCCACCAATTGTTGGATTAATTGTACTAACCCAAGCTGATCCGTTATAAACCAAAACGCTATTAGCAGATGCTCCTGTTGCAGATACATCACCAACATCATCTAAGTTATTTATTGTTGGAATTGAGTCTGGAATCCAAGCTGATCCATCCCATTTCAAAAATTGGCCTGTTGTTGGAGCGTTGCTTGCAACATCACCTAGGTCGGAAAGAACTGCTGAATTTAATACGCTCGAATGATCATGTGCATCGTGTCTAGTTGAGTTAAAATATTGCGTATGATCGTCATCACCAAGACCTACCATTGAACCATGATCAGATATTGGAGTTGATGGAACTGCTCCTGCAGTTGAAAATATTGTCCTATAATCCCAAACAGATTCTATTACTGTTTTTGGCGTATTGGTATAAGTATTGGAAGTATAATAAATTATTTTATGTAGTGGTCTAAATTCATAGACTGGAAAACCAGTTAGATCTAAATCTTCCCATCTTGCAGATTCGGCGGTATTGGTAGAATTATAATTGGCCTGGCCAAGAACGCTGATAATTGGTTCATTTAAGTTATTAGTTGCAACAATCCAAGAAATTCCCCATTTGTTATTATCAATATTTGTAGTAGTCCAAGAACCACCAGTATACTGGTTATACTGAGCTCTTGAGTTATACTTAAATGGGTATTGCGTTGCTGTATCTTTTACCCAAACTCCATTAGACCCAGAATGGTAATAAACGGGTATATATGCACCATTTTCTAATCTTTGTTCCCACGTATTTGCTGTTGGTGTAGCTGAATGTGTAATAGAAACTTCTAAATCTTCGTCAAAGAAAGTTCCACTAGCTATAGAAACTTGTGCACAAATGTTTGACGTACCATCTTTAGTTAAATCAGTTGCAAGTCCAAAACCACTAGCAATAGCTGCTCCACGTGTTCTGTGTAAGTATTCATGTGTTGCCCAATCCATGGTAATGCCATGGCGTTCATCTGCAAAAAAGTGATGTGTATTATTACCTTGGTTCCAGTATATGTATGCAACTGGTGCATCGTTTTCTAAATCAAAAAATGTAGTTTTATTTGATAGTGCACCTGATGTATTAAAATAAATATAATGTAAACCAGAAGTATCTGGTATTGTTGTGGTAAGAGAAGTTGACTTAACGTATTTTTTGCCTTTTGACCAAATTGAATATGAGGATCCAACTGGTGCAATCGTAAAAGTTCTTCCAGAAAGACTAATTGTAGAATCTGGCCTATTTTCAAATCCTGTTGGTTCTCCTGTTGGAAGTGTTGAGTTAACCCAGGCTGAACCGTTGTATTGAAGAAACTCACCATTTACTGCAGAAGTAATTGTCACATCTGAGACATCATTAATATTATTAACTTCAGTTATATTTGCGTTGATCCAAGCTGATCCATTATATTTTAAGAATTGACCATTAGTTGCTGAGTTTGTGCCTTGTACATCTGCCAAGTCATTCAAGTGCATGGCGTGTGCAACCCAATAAGATCCATCTCTGTAAAGGACATCTCCAGCTGAAGCACCACTTGTTATGACGTCTGGTAATTGATCAAGGGTGGATATAACTATTGAAGCTGTAGAAACATTTCCAAATACTAATACTTTTGCATCTCCGGATGCAGGAGGTGTTTCAAAATAAACTTTGACTTGAGTATTACTAAAAACTTCCCAAAGTGCGTTTACCACTTCAAATTTTTCACTTGCATTTTTCTTCATTACAACTACAAATGGAGCAACTGTGGTTAGACCATGGGTGATCAAAAATTCAGTGCTTGAACCATCTCCAATTATTGTAGTGTACTGTACACCAGCTGGTATTGTGAGGTCTAATGCTGATTTAGCAACCCACGTATTTGAATTGCCATCAAAAGCTAAAAGTTGTCCATCTCCAACAAGAGGTACATTAACATCAGTTAAATTATCTAAAGTAATATTAGCTGCAATTGTTGGAGTTGTTCCTTCTCCAGAGTTATTAGTTACTAAAATTCCAGTTCCAGCAACCAGAGACTGAACGTAGTTGCCAGTTGTGTCTGTCCCAAGATCAACTTGATCATTAATCCAAGCAGAGCCGTTATACTTAAGATAGCTATTGGCTAATGATGTATTAATTGTAACATCTGATAAATTGTCTACGCCAAATGAAGCTAATTGGTTGTTTGTGTATATTGTTGCATTACTGTACGCTGTTGCAGCTTTCGTGGATGCATCGGTTGCAGCATTTAATTCTGCAGCTGATGCAGCACCGTAAGCATCATAGGTGTTTGTGGTAACTGCAACGGTTGGTTGAGCCTGTTCACCAGAATTGTTTGTGAGCGTTATGCCAGTTCCGGCGATTAAAGATGCAACGTAGTTACCCGTTGTGTCTGTACCAAGTGCTACTGCATTTGCAACAACATATGCATCTAGTGTTACGTTTGCTCCGCCATCAATTAAAACGTTTCCTTCTAGATCTCCACCTAAAGTTATTTTTCTAGGAGTTGTCCATCCAGCTGCTGTGCCAGTAATGTTCATAGCACCCGTTGCAGGTAGGCTTATGACAATATTGCCAGTCGTTGCAGTTACATCTATTTCATTTGGTGTGCCAGTAATGCTATTGACAAATGTTGGCTTATTAAGAAGATTGTCCCAATCTATCTTTGCGGCAAGTTCTCCAATTGTTCCAGAAAATACTTCTGATGTGTTTGTAGCATCTGGTATAAAAGTAAATTTTCCAGATGAATCATCAAAACCAAAAAATCCAACTTTTGCAGCTGGAGTAGCAAGTGAACCGTCATACCAACGGAACTCAATACCACGATCTTTATTGTCATCAACTGTTGGTGCAGTTTTTCCACCAAGTGTAATGATAGGGTCTTTAATTGTCGTTACAGTAGAATCAATAACAGTCGTGTTGCCAAGAACAGTTATGTTATTTACTGTTAAGTTTTCTTCTGTTGTAATAGAAGTATTTGATTCTTGCAATAAATTTAATGACGAGTTAACTAAAGTTCCGTTACTGTCTAGATAATAAAATATTCTATTGATAGGATCAAGTGCTATTTGCCCTTGGGTAATGCTAGGTGTTGCCACTATAAAACCTTTCTTTTTACTTAGAAGGTTCCACCATCAAATGTGATACCATCAAATGTCGTCAAGTTAGAAATAGATCCACCTGTAATTGTAACGTTGTTTGAATTTTGTGTTGCAATAGTTCCAACACCAATAGTTGTTCTTGCTGTTGCTGCATCAGCGTCATCTACAAGGCTTCTACCAAATGTGGTGAACGTAGCCAAGTCTGCAGTATTTGCTCCTGTAAAATACGGGAGCTTGTCAGCTGCTGATGTAAGGCCAGCTATTGCTGCGAGCTCTGCATCATAGGCTTGAACATCAGTTCCTATAGCTAAACCTAAATTGGTTCTAGCACCAGACGCAGTTGTTGCACCAGTGCCACCATAAGTGATAGCTATTGTCCCTGCGCTCCAGGTTCCTGAAGTAACATTGCCTACTGAAGTTAAGCTTGAGTTAACAACACTTGAAGCTAGAGTAGTATTTGATAATACTTCAGATGTTCCTATTTTTAGAACTTTTCCAGCAGCTAGATCTAAATGTTCAGACGATGTCCAAGCATCTGTTGCGTCAACCCAATTAAAAGTTTTGTTTGTTGAACCAAGTATTGTTATACCAGCTCCATCAGCTGTTATATCTGTAGGCGATGCTGCGTTAGCTAGAACAATGTTTTTATCTTCAACAACAAGAGTTGCTGTATTTAAAGTTGTTGTATTTCCATTCACAATTAAATCACCAGTTACGGTTAAGTTATTGCCAATCGTTACATCGTCTGGTAAGCCAATCGTAATTGCCCCACTTGCTGCAGATACTGTAACCTCATTTGCGGTACCAGTGAGTGAGGTTACTGCTGCGGTTGACAAGTCGCTAATTTGTGATCCGGTAATTGCAATTGCCGAATTACCAGCTGCTGTCAGTCTTCCTTTTGCATCTACTGTAAATGTTGCCACTGAATTTGCAGCTCCATAAGAGCCAGCAGTTACCGCAGTATTGTCAAGGTTTGAAGAAGTCAAAGAAATTGCCGTATTACCAGCTGCTGTCAAACGACCCTGGGCATCAACAGTGAATGTCGCAACAGTTCCTGCGCCACCGTATGAGCCACCAGTTACTGTGGTGTTGTCAAGGTTTATCGTGATTGTATCAGTCGCACCTGCAACAGAACTTAAGCCAGTACCACCAGAAATTGTTAGTGTATCAGTACCTGAAGTAATTGTTTGGTTTGATCCAGAGTCGCCCGAAACTGTAAATGCCGTAGCAACGTTTGCAACAATGTTACTAACATTAGATACCTGTTGATCAACATAAAGTTTTGTTGTAGCATGAGCATTTGCCGTTGGCGTTGGAACAACAACTGTTCCAGAAAAAGTTTTATCTCCAGTTAGCGTTTGAGAAGTAGTAAGTGATACGAATGCACCAATACCACCAATTGCTGGAATATTATTTGCATTGCCGTTGCCATCATCGCCAAAACCGTAGTAAAGGGTATTGTCAGCTTCGTTAAATGCTAATTCTGCGTTCTTTAAAGAGCTTGGTGCACCTGGTAAACCGCTAGCGACTCTTCTTTTAATTCTTAAAATATTAGACATTTAAAAATTTCCTCCATCAACAAGATCTGATTCTGCGTAATTGACCCATTGAGATCCGTTGTAACGTAAAATTTGTCCACTAGCAGCTGTATTTATAGTAACATCGGTCAAACCATTTAAAACTGATTGAGCGGAAATATTTGTTTCAGCTGCAATTATTCTGTCTTTAACAGTTAGGTGTGACCCTGCTGGATTCAACCCTATAACGGTCTGTAAGGCTTCTACAGCGTCGTTAATGTCTGTATGCTGTTTGTGGTGGGGAACAGATACAGAATCGAGTCTATCAGTTGAAGTTGGATTAACGAAATTGTCTAAAGATGCTGGATATTGAGTGGCCATATTTTTCCTATAATGATAATATTTTATTAACTGTGTTACTCCACACAATAGTAATTGAAGAACTAGAATTACTACCTTCGTATGGTAGACCTGTTGAAGAATCTATGTAAAAAAACAATCTCGAATTAGCATCTGTGCTACCTACTTGATAACAGATAATTGCGTCAAAGTAGGAGCCATCGTGGAGAATTATTAAATCACTTGCGTCTAACACACCATTACTGACTGTTATCCCGCTGATATTTCCAGTTCTTTTTTTTATAGCTAATGCTGGAATGTTTGAAACAAATTCATCATTTACTGCATTGATTGAATAAAGTCTTTTATCGACTAGCAATACCGCATATTGAGAAGCAGAAGTGTTTATTAATCCTGTTAAAAGACCAGTTTTAGCTTTGCCATAAACTAAATTAGCCATTTTTAAACACCAATATCTTTAGATACTACAATTCTGTATTTATATCCGCTTTCAAAATATTCTTTATCTTCAGTATAATATGCTGGGGTTGCGTCCAATAAAGATGGGAAGTCAATAAAGACTTCTGGTTTCCAAGAATGCAATTGGATTACTGTAGATATATTTTCCCATCTTGATGGTGTTCTTTGTATCTTTTTTCTTTGGCATTTAAAGTATGTATTACTTAAGTAGTTTGATGCCGGCCTTGCATTAAAGACTATGACTGCTCTTCCGAAATTAAAATCATTACCTAGATAAAAATCACCATTTACTGGATACACTTCTGAGATAAAGAATTCTGGGTTTTTAGCAAGGATCTGGATACTTGTATAAGCGTCTGTTCTTACGGACTTGTCTTCAACTAAAATTTCTCCAACATCTGGAGCTCTAACGGAAGAGAATGAAGATGGGGTTGCGTCATCGCCTTTCCAGGTAAATAACACCTGCTCTTCATCTATAGACTCATTTACTGCGTCTAAAAAATTAACTAATCTAATTAAATATTCTTGGTCAGAAGCAAGTTCAACTTGATCATCCCAATAGAGTCTTAATGTTCTTGATATTTGATTATAATCAACTAAAGTTTGAATAGGTGCAAATGGATTGCTAACAGCAGATGGTGTTGCGGCATTTGTTTGAACAATAAAGTTTTCATTTTTTAAACTACTAATTTTAATTGTTTTTCCGAATTTAATTACCACCATGTTGACATCAATGGCAACTATGCTATCTATTAAAGGAAGTGACAAAATATTCTCCTTACAAAAAACTAACTAATTAGTAACAAACTTTTCCGAGAAAAGCAACAAGGGACGGCTTTCGCCGCCCCTTGCCACTAAGGTAACCGTAACTATAACTACCCTAAGGTTTTTATTATTACATCTCGTTTGTAACTTGAACCTCGTAATTACGAGCAAGTCTAACGTTCTTAGCAACAGTGATACCTTCACCGTCACCAAGCATTACGATGTCATAACGTTCTTTCATCTTCATCTGACGGATGTCACGCGAAGGATCATCGAACTGATCCGTGCTCATGTCATCTTTCACAAGAAGTGTTCCCACTTCATTGCGGTCGATCAAGAAAAGGTCTGACATTGCTGGAGTTGAGCCAGACTTTGCAGTGAAGCTAACGAAAGGTGAGACGATAACATTCAAACCCATAGGAGCGGTGTTGTTTAAAGCACCTTCCTTTGAATCTGGACGGTATCCCCAACTCGTGTTAACTGCTGCTGCTGAGCCACCAGTGTGGAAAATCGCATCCTTCAAGAATACCGACCACATTAATGGGTGGAGGATAAAGTCTGTTGGGATATGATTTTCTGCCATAAGAACTGCTGCCATGTCGATAACATCATCCCAGGTAACGGTTTTGTTATAAACACCGTCAATCCCACGACCTGTTGTATCGTCATATGAGATGCTCTCATTGTCGAACACAATGCTTGCTGCATCCTTGAAACGACTGAGGGCAATTTGTTCCTTCAAACGGGCCATTGCACGACCTGCTGCGCGAACATGAAGACCTACAATGTCCCAGAGGGAGTCA